GCCGTCACCATACCCATCCGGGCCGAATAAACGAACTTGCGGTTGCGTATATTTGAACACGATTCTTGCGAGATGAAACTCGCCATGTCTCATGAACCAATTATGCATTCCGAAGAGGATTCGGTCATTTACCACGGAACTTAGGTAAAATGGCCGAATATCAATACCACAAAGGTAATCAGCACCACACGACTCCCTAAAAGGACCAACAGCAAACGACTTCTTCTTATTCAGAAGAAAACCGCAATGTGTTAGAACTTTTTCGAGTAAATCGTAGGCCTGCACGGGGCATATAATATCATCCCCATACGCGCTTACATCCTTTGTAGATAATTTCAGATGTTGGCATGTTGCTAATGTTAATGTATAGAAAATAAGCGATTCGAGCTCGAATGTATAGGCGTTGCCCATACTTGAGAACTTCTCAAGCGCAAAAAACTCTTTCTTATATTTAACAACAGACGACCGACACTGATCCAATAAAACAGACCAATCATACGGTAGGAGGCTCCACACCAAATTACGCGAAACACAATCAGAGGCCATACTAAGATCGATAGTGGCTAAATCGCCAGTTAAAGACCCTTTGCATGCCAACCGCTGGTTTCGCGTTTGATCTGAAAGATCAAGACCTGCATTAAGTAACCGTTTCTTCATATATGTTCCAATACCTTTCTGGATTAAACCATTAAGTACGGGTTCAACAACAATCGAACGGTAAGTCTTGCAGTTCTTTGGAACAAATGCTAACTTCCCAGGGACAACTTTAAACGCTACGCCGAAACTCTGTGCACTAGGATCGCAAAAACGACCAGATGTTATAGACTCGACGGACTCATTATAGGTTGCAAAATGGGGAAGCTCTTCTAAGAGCTCCCGAACAATGGGTAATAGATTCATTCCACACTCTAGACTGCTACCTAGTTTCGTTCTAGACGAAGCTATGAGCGAGTTAGTGCTAGTGCTGGCTCCCGGACCGAAAGACAAGTCTAAAGAGTCAATAGACGGCACGTCACCTAGAATTTTTGCGATTTTTTGCGAAGCGTAGTAAAGTACTGCGTTCACATCTCCATTCGGAGACGCATGATCTAAGCGAAGATTCGTTTCTCGACACATGTCCTCAGAGAGCAAGAACTTATTCACTGCAACAGCTTCCCTATCAAACCCCAAATCAAGAAAGTCTTGTTTTTCAAAAAGACCCTTAATCTGGCGAGCGTAGAGGAAGTCGTCGACTGTGAACGCCCATAGGTAATCGATTTCGAAGTCGATCACATCTATGTAACGCTGGTCCCTAACTAGGTTAAATAACTGCCTAGAAAGAGGACCACCAAGTTCTGCACATTTCCGAGATAGCCGTACCAACAAGTTTATGGTTCCCTTGCTGGTGCGTTTTTGTAAATAAGCCATTTTCGTTCTCCTTATGAGAATAAAAGCTGATATGATATCAGCTTAGGCACAAAAGATTAAAACTAGTTTGCAAAGACTAGTTCTAATTAGGGAGGATTAAACCATTGAACAAGGACAATGCAGGCGAAGAATTCGCTGCAAAACCACCACCAGCCGCAGTATTGGCAAGAGTGCCAGTAGCAGTTGTGGAGGTAGCGCCTTGTAAAATACCAATCATCATCCGGAACGAATTCATGCGATCCGCAATTGTCGACCTTTTATCCACAAACATAGTAAATATGCAAGGGGTTATATAGGCGACTTTTGGCGGTGCAACGTAACCGGCGGATGTCCCTGACGCACCTAGAGTTTCCATCGTTGGAATTTCTAGCTTAACGGTTACTTTGTAACCACCGTTCTTTAGCTTATCCGCAGAGAAAGACAACCGAGGTTGCCCTTCTAGAGGAATCGCAGCATCATTGGCTCTCCAAAATGGAACAGGAGTGTCTGTGATAGGAACGAGTGTCCACTCTTTAGGAGTGGCCGCATCGTCTTTAACTAATATATTAGTCATTTGTGACATAGTTATTGCCTTCTAATTTAAAACAAGCTGGTCAAAGGGCCAGTACAGGAGTAGAATACTACCATATTATAAAATTAAGACTATATGTCAATAATCCAGCACTCATCTTCGAGTGACGGGACCACCGGATATCATCTGTGTTACAATTGCCACTGCATTAGTTATATGCATTGGCGAGAACACCTCTGATAAAGGCTTTATATCTGGCGGAGCAATATCGAAGAAGGTAAAACCCTCTCCGTGACTCCGCGTTATATCGATATAAGTAGCAGTTAGATGACAATCATCATACCTAAATTGGTTAGGTGGTTTGAGGCCCTCTAAGCTACCGGCATGTGCTCTTACAACTTTTGTAAGAACCCAGCGACCTTTTAGCAAAGGTAATACGTTCAACGCGTTCAAATAGCTGCCAATTGGCATAAACCAGTCGACAACAAAAGAATATGGAACTACTTCCCAAATGATACCTGCGGGGTCTTCAAGACCCAAGGACCGTTGTTGAGAAATAGTTTCATTTTCGGCAAATTCATACATCAACTTTTGCTCTAGAACCAAAAGGCCATAGAGCTTGTAGATGCTAGGACTAGCCGATGCGTTATAATGAACCGTTCGTGAGGTTGCCACCCTAATAACTGACGTGCGCGAATTCTCCATCTCACCTTGAAAGATGAGAGCAGCTTTGTACACATCATTAATAAGAGGACGCCAAC